GTGCGTTGGTGATGTTGGCACCACCCTGCTGGAATCGCTTGTAGGTCAGAAGACCATCTGTCGTAGCGTTGGTGTAGTTGGAAACCAGTTTGTAGGCATCGCTGAATGCGTCACCTTCAACTCGGGCCGCCAATTGAGCCATTGCGGGTTCAAGTACACGATCGGAGAAATCGTCGAGGTCCATGGTCAGTTCCACGGTCGTGAACGATACGTCCACATGGTACTGACTGTTGACCGTCAACGGTGTCGACCGTTCGGTGTGGTCCTGGTGCGAAATCGCAGCACCGGTCTTAACAACGTATTTTGGGGGCATACGAATGTTCAGACTTGTGCCGATCTTTGCACCGGTCTCCGCGAACCGATCATCGTACTGGCGATTGACGTTTCCAACAAAGTTACACTTTTGGTGCAGAACGTCCAACGCTTTGCGCGTGATCATGGTCGGCGTGAGGATTGTTGTGGATGCCATTGGCTATCCCCTCAGTTTTGCTTGCCGTTTTTCCTCCGCTTTGAACCACTCCTCATCAGACAGTTTGTCCGACTTCGGATCGGTGGTTGCCGGTGTCGTTGCTGCGGATTTACCTCGCACCTTTCCTGCCGGCGGCGGCGCATCACTGACTGTCTTCGGGCCTTTTGCTTTCTCGGCGCGGATGGTCGACTCCAAGATCGCCATACCTCGTATTACTTCGCGTGGTGTCTGCTTTGATAACTGCGATGCCTCTTCCGGGTGTTTGCCCAGGTAATAAGCCATTTCTGGGCCTATGTCGGACTCGCGTATCTCAACAGACATTGCCTGGTTGATCTTCAGATCATCGGCGTAAACGACTTTCTGATAATCATCCACCGAACCTGCAAAATCTTTCTCCCGAGAAGCAAACTTCGACTTAACGTCTTCATCGTGTGACTGCGCCTGGTATCCGGTAACAACCTTCTCTGCCGCTCTTGTAGCGCGGGTGGTTGCCTCGTCAAACAGGTACTGTCGGTACGAGTCCTCGTTGTAATCAAAGTCAGCAAGTGTCTTTGTCGGCTCAACCGGGGGTGGAACATCAGCCAGTCTCTGCTGCAGTTCCGCGTTCTGTTCCCGTAGAGCATCCGCAGACCTCTCGGATTCCCTGAAACTCTGTGTCAGCTTGTCTATGCGTCCTTGAAACGCATCTGTTTTTTCATCGAGGTCTTTTTCCTCGGCAGGTGGTGACTCTGCTTCGCTTTGCGCTTCTACCTCATCATCCGCTGCATCAGCCTCCACCTCTGCAGTTTCCTCTGCGGCGTCATCCGCACTTGCGTCTGCACCAAGACCTGGTTCGTGGGCATTTGAAAACCCATCCTCCAGGGGTGTTTCAGTTTCCATGGATACACCTAAGTGTTGCGCCTCCCGGCGAATTTTGCCACCTCTAACCCTCGGTGTCGGGGACGATCCGTAATCCTGCTGGACCTCTCTCGGCAGCAATGTTCTCCTCGCTACCGTCATCAAACTGTACGTTGGCGACGAGTCTACCACCCTCACGCCTGGTTTCGCCACCAATCGGCTTGCGATTAACCCTGCTGTGCAATGCACTGGTGTTCTGATCCATACGACCCATAGCCTGGTCAACCGCTTGCATGAAGCCGGCAAGGATGTTGTCAATATCCCCAGTGAAGTCCATCTGCACCCTGGAATCAACTGCCTCGCCCACCTCGGTTTCTCTTACCAGCATGCCGGCAGCACGAGTGATCAGGTCTGCTTTCTTCTCACTCAGACCACCAACCACCTCGGCAACGTGTGCGTCAAATTCAGCCTTGGCTGCCCTGACATTGGCAAGCTCGGTCTTGATTTCCGCTTTCTGCTTCTCGGCCTCGGACTTGCTCTGCTCAAGTTCGGCATTCGCCTCCTGCACCAGTTGCCCGTACTGCTGCACCTGCTGCATAGCTTGCTCTGCTTGCTGCATCATCTGCTGAATCTCGGGCGGGATATCCGTTTCCTTGTTCAGCGACTGCTGTATCTGTGGCGGCAACAGAGTCTGCAAGCGTTTGCCAATGTCCTCGGCAAACGGCAGGTCCATCGACTTGAACACCAGGTCA